TGTTTGGTATCTGAGTCGGCAAAGCCTTGGTTTAGTCCTTTCTTTAACATCGCATATTCGTTTAGACAAATATACAAATAAAAAGATTTATGAAACAAAAGGAGCCAAAGCCTAACTATTTATGAATTCCAAATCTTGTTCTCTTATTGGCTCAAATACAATTGTATTTGTTTGACCCTTTAAAGGTTTAGAATGCTTATTTAATCCGCTTGTAATTGCGTCTGGTATACCTTCAGGAAAAGCCAAACAACCTACCCTAAGTATTCTTAAATTTCTACATTTAAAACAAACTAAATTTACCGCTTCCATTTTTTTTACTTTTTAAAGTACCTATCAATTAATTTCCCAATCTCCAAAGCATAAGGACTAGGGCTTGAACTTAACTTATATTCTGTAAACGCCTCAGCTAAAAATTCGTTTTTATTTTTATTGGCATATTGACCAAGAAATATATTTGCAATTTTATCTGGGTTATTGACTTCTTTGTAGTAAAAGTCTCTAATTAAATCAAACTCAAACCAAAAATTTTGCAACTCTGGATATTTGGCAATTTGCGCCTTATTATCTACGGCAATAACGTGGCCAAATTCGTGAGTTAAAGTTGCTAAATCTGACTTGTCTTTGTCTACTTTTGATTTTGTCGCGTAACGTTTAAAACCGTAAATATCTTTACTTACTCTTTCAATTGTTCTTTCAGTTAAATCTGTTTTATGGCCAAAATTTATTTCTGTTAAACCAAAAATTGTCCTTCTAATGTAACCAAAACTACTTTCGCTTGAACGATATCTTAATTTAATTTCGTTTCCAGTTAAATAGGTTGACAATTGATACTCGTTTGTCAACTTATCTAATTGCTCATTATACCTATTAAGCTGAGTTAGCGTAAGTTGCGAACTAAATTCTGTTTTTACTACTTTTAACTTAGTTTGTTGATTAATTATATTTTTTGCTATCTGTTTAGCTTCTTTTAAGGTTGTCGCATATCTAAAGCCTTCTAATTGCTGAGGCAATGCTGGCGTTATAATTGGAGCCGTAAACGGAGCCGCTGGTCTAATTAAAGGCGGTAAACCGACAAATGTATTAGGAAAGTTTCGACGCGCGTAAGCCTCGGAAATATAGACCACAACGCAAGAACAATTAATTGTTTGAGCCGCTCCGCCGTTTTGGTCGCCAGGCTTGTCCATGAATACCTCCACTCCTTTAGTCGTAAAAACAAAAGGTTGGTCAGCTCTTATCGGTTTATCTTGTGCCTGGATGTGTTGAAACCTTGGCTCTCTTGAACCGCCATGAATCCATAACTTCCAAAGTGTTGTTCCTGTTTGGCTTGCCCAATCTTGTGCCGAACGCTTCTTTCCTTCGTTGTAAGCTCGTGTCGATTCAGTCCTAGCAATTGCCCTGGCTCTTGCAATGTTTGGTATTTGCTCAAGTAAAAGTTTCTCCAGCTGAAACGGGTTTAAACCTTGCTCGATTCCTTCGCCAAGTATCTTTTGTATTTGTTCTAAGGTGTTTTGGTTTACGCCAGTTATTAGCGTCCCAAGGTTTGCGTTAACCCATTCCTTAATCCATTCTCTCCAGGTATTTAAAAAGAAATCGTCAGGAACGTAAGCCTTCTCGCGGTTGTCTTGTCTTATTCGGTTAAACTCTTGCTTTGCCGACTCAACAAAGACTGTTTGGTAGAACTTTATGTAAGCCTCTTGCATTGGCAAAGGCGACGGATTTGGCTTAGCTTGTAGCTTTAAAGCCGCGGTAAATAGCTTAATCCCAAGGCGCTCGTATTTCTTCAGGTCAGTTGCCGCCGACCGTCTAACCTTGGAATAATTTATAAGCTTCATTTTTTACGCTGGGAAATCGCTAAAATCCGTTGTCGCATTACCTAGAGCCTCCTCGCTTGGAATTACGTTGCTAGGAATCCAATGTACGTCCATAGCTGGGTCTTCGCTTGCGTGCCAGTTTAACAGGCTTCTAACCTCATTTCCTGTAAAGTATGGAGATTTGCCGTATGTCTCTAGGATAACTTTTACGTCAGGTTGCAACTCGCTAAAGCTGGAAATATCGAAATCAATAACGTAATTCATGCCGTAAGACTTGCCAAGCCATATTGTAAATTTCTCCTCAATCATTTGTAGTTGAGGCATAATTACATCGGTAACCAAAGCCTTTTGCGCGCCTTCCAAATTGGCATAGGTAGCGTTAGAACTAAACAAAACAGGGTTAACTCCCCAAAGACCGCAAAGAGTTTGCAAGTCCATATTTTGAGAGTTGATAATGTCCATAGCAACTGGAGACAATCCGATTGCATCGTAACGCAAAGGAATCGAGGAGGCAACTATTTTGTTAATGTTTTTATTTCCGTTTATCCTCTCGTCTATCCGTTCGTCCATCTTGGCTCTTTGGTCAGGCGACGGCCAAAACTCAGGGTTTGTAATATTAGGCGAAATAATGCCTTTGGCTCCTCCGTTTTGGAAAGTCTTTTGCTTGGCAAAGGTCGCTTCGTTGTTGGCTTGTAAGGTCGTCAAACCAGCCAAGAGAGGGGGCATTCCACGCAATTGCGCTCCGTTCAAATCCCAAGTTAGATTGGTTGTTTTGATGTGTAGTACCTGGTCAGCTGGTATCTCAATATTTTGGTCGCCAATTATCAATTTATAGCCGCGTACTGGCTCGAATAAGCTGCCAGCCACAATCTCTACATAGTTAGACGGCAAAATGTACATCTCCTTTATTTTGCCCTTATTAAGGCCATCCTGTGGAGCAAAGCCGTAAACAAATATCTCGCCGCTAGTATTGTACCACGTTAGCATCGAATCAAGAAACTCGCTCCAAGTTTGCATTGGATTTGGGTTTTTGATTAGCTGGCTTACTGGGTCGGTATAACTTACATCCTCAAGCTCCTTCTTTCTAAATGCTATGCTTTGCAATCTGTTAAGCTCTTTGGAGTTGTATTTTCCGCCTCTGTATTTCTTTAATGCTTCGCTCTCTTTGTAAACGTAGGTCGGGCATTGCTTGCCTTTCTCTGCTATCTTTCGAATGATTGAGTAAACCAGGGCGTTTCCTTTGTATCCCTTGTCGATAAAAGTTTGTTGGTTTGAGTCATACCAAACAACAAGCGTGGAGGCCGTAAATTGGCCATATAGGATTTGATTGAGTAGGTTTACATCGGGATAAGTCTTTGTTGGCGTGACTTGTGGCGTAATGTAATTCTGAAGAGCCTTTAATAGCATAGCATATTCGTTTTAACAAATATACCTATTTATTTTTTTCTAAAAATGCAAGTCCATAAAACCAAATTACAACCATTACAACTCTAGCAATCCAATGCCAGGTAAGCGGATTAAAATCCAAGGTCACAAATACGATTAATAGGTAAGTGATAAACATTAGGATAAGCGCGGCAATTGTTTCTTTTGTCATATTGAGAATTTAAAATCTTGTTTCTTTTTTAACTCCATCATTGCCAAATATCTCAACGCGTCAATAGCGTGGTTATAATCGTCAATAGGACTGTTTAGGCTTTTACCAGTCTTGTCTTTATCCCAAGTATAAGACCGCAATTCCTTTATTAGATTTGTGCTTTCTTTGGTTACTAATAGCTTATGCTCTTGCAGTATCTGAATGCCAAACTTAATCGAGTCTGCTCCCTTTAGGACTGGTTTTATGTTAAATCCTGAACGGTAAATTTCCTCAATACTTTTGGGTTCGGCCGAGTCTGCATAGATTTTGTCCGATTTATTTATTCCTAATCGGCTCATTTCTCTAATAATGTCCGAGTTTAGCATCCCTTGGCGGTAAATTTTCTCCTCAACAATTAAACAATCGTCGTATTGATAAACTCCAACCAATGTCGTTGGGTCGTTTGTAAATCCAAAGTCCATGCCGTAGCCAATTATCTTGGCGTTTGCTGGCACTTGGTCGATTGATGACCAATTAGAGAAAATAACACCGTCTAAACTTCCAACCTGACCAAGGCCATAAACCCTCCACCAATTCTCCCAGTACTTAGATGTCTTAGCCTTTTCTTTTGCCTTCTCTATTTCCTTTACAATTGCAGCGTCTAAGGCTTCGTTGTCTTTGTAGGTCAATATTACAAAGTCCGAGTCTTCGTCTTTTATAAGCTCCGTATGCACCCAAAACTCTTGGGTTGGATTATAATCTAAATAAATAAAATCCCTTGTACGGATTGATAATTGATTGTAGGACTCAAAGTCGATATTGTTGCACTCGTTTACGAATAAAACGTGCCTTCTTGCTCCTCTTAGTTTGTCGGGTTGGTCTGCCGAGAAAAACTCAATAAATGAGCCGTTTAAAAACTTGTATTTTAGGTCTGACTTATTGAATTGAGCGTCTCGGTAATTGCCAGTCATGACCATTATATTTAAAAAGTCTTTAACCGCGCCACGCTTTAAGTGTGGGATTGATTCAGCCACAACCGAAATTTCAGTATAGGGAGTCTGCATTGCATGAGTAATTAGCAAAGGCAAAATCGAAAAGGTTTTGGACGATGAGGTGCCACCTTGTACAATCCTAACTCTTTTTCTGAGCTTTGATATTTTAGCTTGCGCCGTTGTCTTTTGGAACATTTAGGTCGATTCCTGTAAATATTGGCGTTTCCAAAATATGGGTTGTTTCTTGCTTGTCGCCGTACTTCTTAGGCATTAGCTTAGACAACTCCCATTTCTTTGCGTCTATCTTTAATCTTTGCAAGCTCACCCATCCTGGGTCTATCTTTCCAGTTTCCGCGTCTCTTTGTGGAGGCTCGGAATAGTCTTGCTCAATGCTTTCAAACTTTAACTCCGCTCTAACAGTCATTGCCTTCGCGTATTTGTTACTCATTTCCTCATTTTTAACCACCCAATCCAAAAAGGTCTTGTATGCTGGTAGGTTGTTTTTGTATGAGTCAATTATAGATTTTAGGCTTTTACCTTGGCAAATTTGCTCAATTATAAGGTCAAACGCCTTTTGTTTGTCTTTATCGTCCCAATGTAAATGCTTTTCCATAATCACAAATTTAAGTAAAAAAACCTTGCCCGATTGAGCAAGGCTTTCCAGTTAACACAAACCCAAAACTAACTATTTAAGTGTAATGACCTCGCCAGTCTTATTGCCAGCAAAGTCGCAAAGTACTCCATTCCATTCAAAGCGTACCTCTTTCTCTCTAAGTTGATAAGAAGCCGCCAGCGTTCTAATTTGTCGTTGTACAAGCTCGATTGTCTCAAACTTGCCTTTACCTTTATTCGACCAAGGCGACCATTGTCCGTCCCTTAATCGGTATCTAATCTCTAACGAATAATCAGTTTTAATTGGCTGGATTCTAGGCATATTTTATTTTTATTAAGTCAGGAAAGGATTTTAACCTTTACGCGCTCCTAAGGTTATCTCAGAGCCCCATTACTTTTACAAGCAGTTCCAATGTGCGTCTATATTCCGCCACCTGACTAAATATTCTCTTTTTGTCTAATTACAACCTCCAAGCCAATTGCCTCGCAAATCTGCCTTAATCTGTTTAGGCTTATGCTTTCCCAACCGTTCTCGACCTGGTTAATTGGAGCTAAGGATAGTCCGATTTTGTCGGACAACTGCTCTTGTGTATAACCAGCGGCTTTGCGTGCTTTTCTTATAAATAATCCCTCGTAAATGCTCATTTCCTTATTCTTTAGACAAATATAGGCTTCCGATAATAATACAAGTAATAAACAACATTTTTGTTTAAAACGGCAATAAATTATAAATGCCCATTTGTATAAACTCCTCGCCCTTTTTAACCAAGCATTTGCGAACATTTAACTCGAACACATTTTTATCGTTAAAGCCATATTTCTTTTGAGCGATATCCATAAGCAATTTAACTGGGTTGTCTAGGTCACTTGCCTGGTTGCTAAAGCCAAAGAAAAATTCAACTCTAAGCATTTGCGCTGGGTCAATCTTAGACGCTGGCATACGCAAAAGCATTGCCTTTTCGTAATCTTTATAAGCTGGCGTTTTAAACCGTTTACCTTGCCAGGCTAAATTTACGCTCAAAGGCTTTTCGTTTATCTTAAAAACAATCATTTACATTTTTTGTAAACCCATGAGCAAGACAAAGTCCAAAAGAAAAGCAGCACCATAAAAAGCACCAAGTTATTTACTTGGAGCAGCGTCAGTAAAGCAATGCCCACCAACGCCGCAAAGATTGCGTACAAATATTTCTTTTTCATTTAGAATGGCAATCCATTTGGTTCAACATTGCGCTTCTCTACGGGCTTAAAATTGCCATCGTTTTTATTTGCCACTTGCATTGCCTCCTTTTGGTAAAGCTCCAAATAATGCGTTGCCTTTCC